TTGAAAAGCTAAGAAACCAGTTGCTTCGTTTTGGTGATAAAAAAGTGAGTTTGCATCTAATGTATCGATAACAGCTTTAGCTCCAGATGTTTGACCTATGATAGTTTGGTCTCTTGTAAATGCTGAGTTAATACTTGAGATGTTCATCATCTTTAGAGCATTACCAGTATTACCTGTGTATATTGTACCGTTTGCTGAGTCTTTAATATTACGCACTAACATAATCTGTCTAAAGTCATTATCTACAACCCAGTCAGAATCTTCATCACCAGCAGGTTTTACGTTAAACATAAGCGCTGTTGATTTTAGATCATCTCTTGCATCTGCACCAAAACCATTCTTAAATGAAATGATAGGTTCTGCGGTAGCACCTATACCTCCACCACCAGTTAGTTGCACTGAAGCAAAGTCATATCCTGTACCAAATATTTTAGCACCACCTGATTCTGTCATTTCAATTTTAGATACTGAACCACCATCAATAAATGCTGTTCCTCGAGCATCTGTACCATTACCTTCAATTACAACTGTTGGCGGTGATGTATATCCTGATCCAGTATTAGTAACTCTATAACCTACGATTGCACCAGGAATTGCATTTTGTTGTACTTGATGCTGAAATATTTCATCAATAGATGAAGATGAATCTACGCCTGGTACATATCTAACCGGGATAAAATTTGATGCTTGAAATTTATTTTCACGCAGCGCGCCAACTGAATATAAAAATTTCCATGTATATCCATCTGCAGTCATTACGTGATCTGCTGTACCAGTAGGTTTGACTGTAGAAGTAACAGGTTGCCCCGCCGCATTTTTACCCTGTTCTAGACAGACATAAACATACTGTTCATCTGTATACACATAGAATGGTTGTGATGGAATTGCAGTAATATTGTCATCCCATGCTGAATAAACTGATCCCTGCGACCAATTATATCTTGGAACACAAAATGATCTATCAGTAATAATTTTTACTGATTGCATTGAAAGCTGTGCATTTCGTATTTCACGAATGTTTTGTATAGGATCTATAACAGCATCAGCTGAATCGTATGGTTCAGATTTACCAACCGCAACGTGATAACTCACTCCTGCACTGTCGATATCATTGATTAGTGTATCAAGGATTCTACGTTTAAAATTATCTGTAACTATTGCTGACATTTATCTATCCTATTGTTTTGATGCTAGGTGCCAAGTAGCACCAGTCCATATCATAAATCCGGCTTGATGTTGGTTTAATGTAGTAGTTCCACCGCCGGCAGCGTTAATTGGGTTTAATGTAACTGCTCCTGCGCCTTTGTTGACAAAATACTTTAATTCACCAAGATTAGTGCCGTCTCCTATGTATCCAATAATTGGAGCAGGAGAATTAAAAATTGTTAATGGCATTTCTGAATCTACAAATCCATCTGCTGATTGTGCCGAACTACCTAGAGAAACTCGTGTATCTAATTTTACTGAACCAGTACCTTTACCACCTAACGCTAAACTCACATTTGAATCAGCTCCATCAACGTATATTGATGGGTTATATCCTGTTGCTTCTCCGCCCAGTGATATAAAATTTACTGAATTAGGAAACGCTTCATATTTTGTGACTGTCGCGCCGTTAGTATCTAAGATCTGATTAACTTTTGGAAAATTAATTGTTGCTGAATCTAAAGTTTTATTTTCCAATGTTTGCGCATGCTTAGCCATTACAAAATCATCACTATCAGTAAGCGAAGGTAAATTAACAGGAGTATTTGCTGTTAACGCACCTGGAACAATCTGATAATTATGACTCGAGTCATCATCTTTTATTTTAGGTTCTGTAAGTGCTGATGCGGCTAATGTTTTATTAACAAGAGTTTGTGCAGATGTGTCTAAAACGACTTCACCAGTTGAATCAGGTAATGTAATAGTATTATTCTGTGTAGGATCTAACACCTCTAAAATAGTTTTAAATGTATTTACACTAGCACCATTAAAGTGTATACCATCGGAATCAATAAACAAATATGGAGATACCTGATCGCTTTCGCCAAGAAATTGGTATAACTCTTGAAAGTTTTGATTTATTTTATTACCGGCATTACGTAATGAATCACCTGTACCGTCGTTTGCGGTAGCGCCAGTATTAATATTTTGTCTAGCCATGTTATCTCTCTTTAAAAGTTATCACTATTTATAATAGTTTTTAGAAGAAGTCGTTACTAAAATTCATTAGAAGTGTATTATCACTTGACATTTTCGGGAATGATGGATCAGCAACTGTACTATCATCATCAAATGTATTTGATCCTGGGTTCATAACGTTTGCTAAGCTGTTAAAGTTTGCATCAAAAGCTGCGAGTGTCATATTACCTAGATGGCCAAGTTGCACAGGTTTTAGAGTAAATGGTTCAATGCGCGAACCTAAATCTTGCACTAGGTGATTAGTCGCATTGACAGCAACTGCAGCCGCTTGTGCAAAACCTGCATATATTGGTCCCTGAGAATCTGCCACACCAGGAGGCATGATTGTATAACCAGGTTCTGCAATACTTACAATCTGAACTTCGCCTGCAACGTACATACCTGCCGGATGCACAAATAGTTTATATATGTCTCTCCATGTGTCTATCGGTAATGTAGACTTAACAAGTAATGCATACTTTTGGTATAGCTTATCATCTGTTATATATCTTTGTTCTTCAGGTCCAATACGTGATGCTGATACAGTGATCTCAGGAGCATAAGGAGTTATACCGGCATTTGCATTTGCTTTTTCTTTTTCAAGATCATGTACATTACCGACAATAAAAACATTTTCTTTTGTGTATATTACTTCAGCAAATGAATTATAGAACACTCTAAAGAATTGCTCAATGCTATATTTAGTTCCTTTTGTTTTATATAGGGTACTTGAATAATCTGCAGCCTCACGCTTATTTACAAATCCTTCAAAAAACTGCTTTCCTAAAAGTAATTCGTCTTCGATGAAAGATAATAAGTCTATATCAACCTGAGTAATATCACGATTTAAAAATAATTCATCGATCAAGTTTGTTGGCGATGTATCGCTATCCATATAATCATAATAAGCATTTAGAAATTTTGCAAACTTTGGATATTCAGTCTGAAAAAATTCAGGTAGAACATTATCTACATGCTTCTTATCTTGAACCGATATAGGCCGTCGATTAATATCGCGTAATGTTTTATCTAAAGACATGTTAGCTCGTTTTTACTATATTTGCTTGTACGAATGATGGTCCTTCATCATATACAACAATTTGGTTTTGTCCTGGTGATGAGAATGATTCATTTGCCGCTACGCCAGATATTTTAATAAAATCATTACCACCTATAATACTATCAACAGTTAAACCTACAATTGATACAATACCTGTAGCTGGAAAATATTCTCCTATATTATCTACTAAAACAGTATTATCATCGAGTGCTACTAGTTGTAATTTATAAGTGTCTAGTTTATTTTCTATTCTAACTCTTACGCCATTTGAAAAGAATCCAGTTGATGTGATTGTCGGTTCTTCATCATTAGGTTCAGCTATCGGTGATGCATATCGTAATGTAGCTGATTCAAGTCTACCTAAGAAAGGAACATATCTTTTTTGCACTTTAAGATTAGCACGAGATGATAATACTGATGGGTCTACTTCATCTACTAGGGCTAATAGATTAGATCGTCTATATGATTGCTCAAATAAGCCTGTATTATCAGCAAAGTAATTATCTGCTGCAACTTCCACACGGCTTTGAATTTCTTGTATAGAAGATGATGTAAACTTAGGATTAAATTGAAAAAATACTGAAGCTTCTAGATATGTAATGTCTGGGTCTTGGAACTTCACATCAAATGTAATAACCTGCAATTGTCTTGCTAAGTTTTCTATATCACCTTTTGTCTTATCTATTGTTTCCTGAGTTACATCATCTTTAAATACAATCGATAGAAAGACAACGCCATATTCTTTACGTACAGCATCTTCTCCGCCATATGCTTGAATGTCTTTTATAAGATAACCAAAGTTACGTTTAATAAGTGTGGCATAATCGGCTGCTGTAACCATACGGTTTTGAGATGCATATGAGAACGGTGCATTTTTACGAATAGAAGCCACACTCTCAACAACAGAACCTGATACAGCTTTAGTTACTGTTGTCAATGATATGGTAAAATTTACATTTCCGCCCGCACTACTAATAGGTACTTGTGTAACAGGAGTAAAATTAGTAGCGCCGTTTGCATCTGGGCCACTAGTAGAAAGATATTCTACCACGATTTTATTACCAGCTTCAGGTGCTTTACCTAATGTAAAACCGTCGCCAAAAGATAATTCATAAAATTCATTTGGCGTTTCTCGTAAGATATAAACTTTAGACTGATCATCAATTGTATCTGCCTCTTTTAAATCTGTGTACGTAATAAATGTTGTACTAGACATATCTGGATATACACTTACAAAAGCTGTAGTAGTATCCATATTTTTATCTGGTATAATATATACTGAGTCAGGTGAGTTTTCACTTACAATAAAAGTCTTTGTTATATTTTTACCTTCTCTAATAGTGATATTCTCACTACCTCTATCATTTTTAAAAATGTATAATCCATTGCCGTTATCTTCAGCAGTAACTGAACCTATGGTTTCAAATGTGTAAGAAACATTATCAACAATCGTTGTAAATTTAGTTCCTCTAGGTAATGAAATAAATGTCGGTCTGCCTGCAAGATTACCAGTATTGATTGATAGATTTACTGTAGCAGAAGGAGCTGTCTTTGACGAAGGTATATAGCCAATGGCTTCAGCCAAAGATACGACCGATGATCTTAATTGAGCTGTAGTTAAATATGATTCATTTAACGCCATGTTTGCAATTAATGCATTATAATGTGTATTGTATGCTAATACATCTAACAGAGCAGAAAGTCCTGAACCTTCGAAATTATAATCTTTAAACTCAGGATTATTTTGTAAAGAAGTTTTTAAACTAGTTTTAATACTTGTAAAATCTAGATCTGTTGATCTTATTGTTGTTACCATTACCTTAACCTCGATACAGTAGTTTGTAATTCTACTTCTTGTTCAGTTGACGTTACTCTGAATAATAATTCGACCTGTAATGTATTACGGTCCGGATTACTAAAAACATTTATTCTTAATATTTTTGCTCTAGGTTCATAATCTTGTATTGCACTTTTTACTTGATCCTCAACATGAGTACCCATACCAGCATCTGCTAATTCAAATAACATACCGGTAATATTAGCACCATAGAATATTTCAAATGGCTTTTCATACCTATTAGTAGAAACTATATTTTTTACAGATTGTTTAACTGCATCAGCATCTGTTTTTCTGTATATGTCGCCACTAGGTTTTCTTTCAAACAATAAGTCAATATCCGAATACGACTTCCTTCTGCTCGTAAGAATCGAACTAGATAGATTACCATCTTCTATTGATAATTGTCTTGCCATTTTAAACCTTTTTCATCTATTTATAACTTTAAACTGCGTCTTTAAATAAGAAAACTTCGACTAATGCATCATTCGCTTGAACTGTATTATTAAATAATGTTTGTACATTTCTCTTGAATCGTATATCAGTGAATGAATTTATATTAGGTATCTCTAGAATAATTTGTACATTGAGATCTCCTGCTGGATTATAAGTGTCATAATCTAAAGTAAGCTTATCAAAATAACCTACTTCTGACCATGCAACCGCTAATGCAAATGTTGCTCTCTCATCAATCTCACCCTTTTGATCTCTTAATTCAAATACTAATGCTCGACCTTTGTTTCTTAAATCTAAAATACCATTAGGTGTTAGCTTCTCTTCTTGCAATTTACCAGGTGGTCCAACACCATAAGTTTCAGGTGCATAATAACCTTCTACAACTTCTAACGTGTATGGCTCAAACTCAGTAGGGGTATGATTACTATTCGAAACAACTTTCATCATTTCTGATATAACAAAATAGTTTTTTGCTAATTGCGTCTTATCTGCAATACCTAAGGCATTAAATTCACCATGATCATCTGTACCAATAAATTTACCTATTGATGTATCATGATTTATTAATGTATTTGTGTTAACCGTACCAAGAATATTATTTTTAAATTTAAGTTCAGGTATGATATTCCATTTAACTTTACGTTCACCTGTTTTAAATTTTTGTACTCGTGCTATGCCGCGTGCTTGTCCGAAAGTATTAACACCTCTTTGTGACTGCGCTTTACTTGTGACTGCTACTTTACCAAATTCACCTGGTGCAGTATTAGCATAATTAGCGTTAAGCGCTCCAGATGCAACTTGATATGCCGTAAATTCTGCAAAGTCTCTATTTGTTTTCTCTCTCATCTTAGATCTAACTTCTTCTGTTGTGTATTTGCGTACAAGAAGTTCATTCTTAAGATAGTCATCAATATCAATATGTACTTTACGTATACCACGGTCTCCGACAGTAAGATAAGAATTAGTCATACCTTCGGTTGGATTCGCAGTAGATGTAAAATTAATACTACCCGCCCCGCTAGTACCTGAACCATCAACTAATAAACTGCCAAGCGAATTGAATATGCTTATACCTGCCGTACCTAAACGACGTGCTTTATCTGCAGTGCCCTTTAGATTGCCGTGAATAGTTTCTCCGTAAAGCACTGTCTTACCGCCTCCGATTGTACCTCTACTACCAGCGACTGCAATATCTTTTG